ATACCTCTAGGGTCAGACCAGCCGAAGCTGTATCTTTCTCTAGCTTTGTATCTTACGTTACCAGTATCGAAGTCACCTTCCATTGAAGTTTTGATAGGTGATCTTACGAACATTTTTAAGCCATTAGGTACGTCTGTTTTGATAAAGAACGCATCAGAATCAGTTAAGTAATGGTTAATTACATAACCTTGAGGGATCATTCCCATATTCGCGATTGCGTTGATATCGTTATCAGCAGTACCAACTCTGCCAGCAGATTTCATTAATCTTTCCGCAGTGAATTGTAATTCACTAGGGATAATTAATTTCATTCCTCTAGCAGCAACTTTTAAGCCTCTCTCATCTGTGAAAGCAGCAATGTCAATTAATGACTGCTCTAAAGATGTCTCGTTTAAGTCAGCAGGTGTTGCTAACTCATTAGAGAAAGATCCAGCTATAGTTGTGTGAGTTGTAGAACAAAGTTCTACTGAATCTCCACCAACGTAGCTTGAATTGAATGCATTGTTTAATACATTCGCAGCTTTTACTTGCTTAGTGTTCGCCATAGATCTTGCTAAAGCTTTTGTATATCTAGACGCAAGTCTGTCATACAAGTTGTCTTCAATCGCTTCTTCAGTGATTGAGAAAGCAAGAGCTATTGTTTCGTGAGTGTAACGAGAAGTGAAAGTTTCTTGAGCTTGGTCGTAAGAAACGCCTTGTCCTTCACCTTTCACCTGAGCATTTGCGAATCCAGATAACATTACTTCTTCTTCAAAAGCTCTGTCAGAATTTTCTGAATCGAAAATCTCAGCATGTTCGTTCTCGTATCTTTTGTATTCCAGGCCAAATAGTGCATTTAAACCTGGCTCTAGTTCTTTAACTAGTTGTGATCGTGATATAGCCATAATTTATTCCTCCTATTATATGCCTGTTGCCAAAGATCCAACAGTCATCTGATGTAAGTTGATTTTAACAACTACAGAGCAGTATGCTGCTTCTTGATCTGAGTTTTCTGGGTCTTCAGCCACTCTAACCATTCTCAATTGTTTAGCTGTTGTAGCTGCACTTGAGATGTCTAAAGTTACAGAAGATTTTCCGTTTGCTGTACTTCCAGCTGCTGCTGTCGTAGCGTAAGTTAATCCAACTTTGGATTTTCTTAATGCTAGAGTGCCGCCTAAAGTAGCGTTTGTTGCAATGATAAATTCCTGATTAGGATCATCATTTACAAATGCAGTGATGTCTTCACTATTTGCTGGAGTTGTAGCTGCTGGGTAGTAGTTACTCCAAGTTGGTTTTTTAGTAGTTGCATCTGTGTACAACACACCATTTAAAACACCAACTGAAGCAGTACCTGCCGCGGCAGTTACAATATAGCCACCAGTAGAAGCATTGATATCAATCTTTACTGGCTCTCCATTGTAAATAGCATTCGATTCACCTGCATCGATTTCGTATTTAGATTGGCCGGAGATAGCTGGTGTGTTACCAACTCTCATCGCAGCAATTAAACCGAAACCTTGGGTGTTTATGTTTGCCATAGGTTATTACTCCTTATTAGTTTTTAGTTACTCGGTGTTTTCGAATCGTTAAAAGATTAACTCTTCTTAGTACCACCGAAGGTTACACGTGTTTGTCGATCACTATCGATCGGCATACTTGGGTGCTGTTCCTTCATGAGATCGTTGTTGACTGCATCGTCTCTGTCTTTGGTCTGCTTACGAAAGTAAGCTTCTCTAGACTGTGCGATCTCCTCTGGTATCCTAGCCAGCAATAGGCCGCCTACCCCTATGACCCCTGCATATTTGCCTTCTTTAACGGTCGGATAATTTGAATCCGGATATAGGTCTGCTCTTACGAGTTCCCATCCAGATCTCATCTTGCCAGACATGTTCTTTGTATCATCAAAGCCCATAGTCTCAGCTCTCAACCATTTTTGCCTGAATCCATCAGGCGCAGGTGGTGCATCAAGTGATGACGGGGGAGTCCAAGTTTGAGGACGTTTGTCCTTTTCTCTTGTTTGACTCGCACGAGAAGTTTTTATGTTTTTATCTTGTTCCATACGCTTATGCCTCCTTCGTGGTTAATTGTTTTGCGTACTCTTCGAGTGGCACTCCTAATCTTTTAGCGATTGCTACTTGTGATGGAGTGAGTCTCACAGTTTTTTTGCGTCCTGTCATGCTAGGACGATTAGCTGAAGCTACAGTTTGAGCAGGTTTTGCTCTTTCTATAGTATTACCCGGCATCTTATCAAATTTATGCGGACATTCAAGTCTTATTCTTTTATCAATTTCCGAATAGTATTCGTCAGATTTAGGATCGAAACCTT